TCTGTCGTTGTCGAGTGGTGATGCGAGGATGGCGTTTATTGCTGACTGCTGTTGCTGCTTACTTCGAAGGAAGATTGTCTGTTTCATCTCCCGCTCTCCGGTTCCATGAACTGATCGCATCTTCGCGGCCTAATTCTTCAGGACCTTCACCGCCACAATCTCGGCAGATGACTGAATTCCAGTCGCGGCCTACGTGGTTAATGACAAGGTCTTTTGATCCGCAAAATGGGCACGGCTTTAAATCGCTCATACTCACTCCTTCACTTTGATTCCAGCGGCGCGGATGGCTTCAGCGCAGTAGTCGATAGCGCAGTTGTGGCCTTTGTCGAACTCATCCTCAACCATCACCTTGTCATCGAGTTTTATCTCGATAGCTGCGCGAGATGCCTGCCAGCCTTTCCATGCCATATGCGGCACGTAATCCCGATAGCAGTTGCGCCTTTCATCCCATGTAAGGTCATCAGGAGTGAACTGCATAACCTCTAATGCCCATTGCTCGAAAGCCTTTCTTGATTCGTCCATATTCCTCTCCATCAAAAACTATCGTTGATTTGTTTAAGCGCTATAGCCATCACCAAAAGCAGAACCAAACCTGGAGGCGACATTAGCGCATCAATGATTTCCATCATTCCTCTCCATCAGCGTGCTGGGGTGTTAAAACTCTTCGTGGGTAATCTTTCCGCAGTGAACACATTGCAGGTGGTAGCAGATTGATATTCGGTAAGGATGCTCGGAATTTTGGCATTGATAGTATTTTTTTGTGTATTCTCCCATCTTGTTCCACTGGTGCATCCCAAAGAAGCACTTCCAGTTTCGTGTGTCAGTCATGATGTCCGCACCTCTCTCAGTCTCTGGTTGATAAATGCAGTCAGTGGGTTGCATTGTCCCCATTCGATTACTGGCTTCTTGCTGTATACCCACGCGCTCTTATGGCACCAGTCACGATGTAACTCACCGTTGGCTGCCATGCACTTAAGCATTTTTGTAACGAGCTTCTTGTCGATACCTGTGGCATTGGCAATGTCTACTGCCATTCCAGTTTCGTGCTCTTCGATGTAGCGGAGGATGGATTCCGTACGCTGCTTGTGAAGCTCCGTGAGGCGGTAGAAGTTGGCACCCTTCGTCACATGCTCAACCTCGATCAGACCATCTTTAACGAGGTCATGAAGTAAGAGGTTTACGTGTGATTTGTGGCAACTGAAGAGTTTTGCTAACTGCGCTGCAGAGGTGGGAATGTTTGTTTCAAGGTGGTTGAGTATTTTGTCTCGTGTGTTCATTTAAAACTCCGATACATTCTCCTGTCGCCACACCTCGTCATATTCAGACTTGGGCATGTTTGCGACGTAGTTGTAAGGTGATGCGCCATCAAGCTGCAGGAACTGGTGAGACTGGTCATCAAGGAATAGCGGAACGCCACCCTCCCAGCCTTCTCCGTTACGTTGCTTTTCTAGCATGAGAACGGAAGCCGGTGACGCCAGAAGCTGTTCGTCTTTCTCGCTTAGTTGCTCTCCTGCCTGAACGCGCTGTAACGCTCTCTCGCGGCCTTTGTTACGCCAGATGATAAACAGGTTGTCTGTGAGGTCAGTAATGGCTCCAGAGCCTTTTACGTCCATCTTCCCGGTAGGCTTTTCCTCGCTGTCACCTTTACGTGAGTGAGTGACGAGGATGATGTGAGAGTTGGTTTTGTTCTTGAAGTCACACAGCGCATCGACAAACGCCTTTTGCCCGTTGTAATCGTCATCGCCAATCCCGCACTTCATTAGGCTGTCGATGATGAACAACTGGATGCCGTAGCGACGGCGTGCATAGGTGAAGATTTCAATCAGGCGTTCAGCCTTTGCGGTTCCGGTAAGGCCGAATATCCATAACCGGTCATCGTAGAAATTGAATGCTGATTCTATTTCCATCACTGGAGGCATCTTGCAGCAGGTGGCCTGTCGGGTTAGACGCTTGAGAAGCATTCCCGGTTTAAGCTCAAGCGAAGCAACGCAGGTTTTAACGCCCTGCCTCATTGCTTCCAGTGACATGTGCCCGACGACTTCGGTCTTGCCGTGTCCGTTCACGCCATTTACCAGAGTTAGCTCTGCCTCGCGAAACTGAAAGTTATAGGCCAGCGTTTCCCATGGTGGGTTGAACAGGTATTGCTGCTTTCCGTAGAAGGCGTTGATGGTGTCCTGATAAAACTCTCTCGCGCTGTAAAGTTCCTCAGGGTCGAAGAATGCTGCACCCTCCAGGCACTGCCAGATAACTTCCTCGGAAATACCATCCATGAGGCACTCGTTGATATCTTTGCGTGGCAGTTTAACCATCCTGCAGCGATGCTCTCCGAGGCGGCTGGCTATCTCTCTGGCGGCCTCCTGACCAACTTCGTCATTGTCCATTGAGATCCAGATTTCTTCAAACCGGTCGAGATTATGAAACTCAAACTCAATCCATTGTTGCTTGGCACCTTTTCCACCACCGAATGGAACCGAAAGAGCATTCACACCGTACTGTGAGTAGCTCATGCAGTCGATTTCACCTTCACACAACACAACTGAACGAACCTTACTGTCCAGCGCCTGCCATCCGAACAGGCAGGGCTCACAATCACCCTCAGCCATGATGACCTTCTTCCCGTTAGGCCTTTCAGTGCTGATGCGTTTGACCTGGATTAACTCGCCGTCACGTTTGTACGGAAACACCAGAGCTTCAAGCTCGCGCTCTCCGTTCCACACCTTGCCACTCACAACCTCAAAAACCTTTGCCGTCTCAGCAGAGATGCCTCTCGACTTCAGGTATTCGATATGGTGCTCAGACTTGTTGCAGTATTTAGCTACTTTCTTGCGATCCGGGCGAGAGAATTTCTTTTCCCGCTTTGCATCGAAGTGGTGATCGTCATCCCTGATACCGATGAATGCTTTGGCTTCCTGCATTGCCTGATGGAGATTAATTCCCCGGCAGGCCATCCACAAGTCCAGCATGTCTCCGCCGTCACCTTCTGCGAAGTCAGCCCATTTCTTCTTGCCGTTCAGGTTTACCTTCAGGCTGGTCCCTTTGTCGCCGTGTACGTTTCCGGCAACCCACTCATGCCCCTCTTTCTTGCCGTTTGGCAACAGGTGCGGAGCTACCCTATCTACCTGCGCCCAAAGCAGGTCACTCAGTTCACTTGGCGTCATGACGACCTCAAATCCAGACGGTTAAACCAGAATGCGACGAACGAAAAACTCAACCAGCCATGACTGTAGCCAGCGATAAGTAACGATTTGATTCTGGATTTCATGTATCACCTGTCCCAGAAAACTAAGCCAGTTTTCGATACGGTGATGGATGATGATTTATTGACTTGCTGTACTGCGGTTGCAGGCTTCTCGTCGTTCCAGCGCTGACCGTTGAGGTACGTCGATGGGTGAAGCTTGTCGAAGCCGAACTGTACACCAAGGCGAAGCTTGATATCGTCTGCCAGAAACTTTGCAAACTCACCTGCCGAACCTTTGGTTTCTTTCCGCCAAAGAGTGAACTGAGTTCTGAATGCTGACTTCGCGTTTTTCTTCCCGGTCTTATGCATTCCTGCACACCAGAAGATATTCTCAAAAGCCTGGTCCGTTTCTTCGTGCTGGTCAGATGATTTTTTCTGCTTCGCCTGAACCTGTTCAGGCATAGTGTTTTTATCTTGTATTTCTTTCTTTTGAATAGTGTCTTTTGTGTCCCCCTGTTTTGAGGGATATGACTCCCTCAATTTGAGGGATGTTTTATCCCCTGTTTTGAGGGATATTCCCTCATTTTGAGGGATGCACCATTCATTGATGTTTTTGTTGGGGCCAAACATACCGCCCTGCTGCTTGATAAGCCCCATTCTGACCAGTTGCAGTTTTGTCTCGTTGCAACGCTTAACAGGCAGTTTTGCAATCTCGGCAATCTGAGAATCGCTAATCCTGTCCATGGCCTTATTCCAGCCGTAGGTCTTTCTGAGAATAGCCAGGAGAACTTTGAACTGACGCTTGGTAAGGTCGGCTCCGGCGTAGGCTTCAAGAAGCATGTTGGACAGCTTGGCATAGCCATCTTCCAGCTCTGCCACTTTTCTCTCCACCGGGGCTTTGATCGCCCCGAAATCTGCGTATGCGACGTTGCTCATTCGGGTTTCTCCAGTTTACATTTGCTAAGTTCAAGCGCCTGCTTCAACTTCTCAGCTGCTTCTCGGCTAAACGTACGGATGAACCTTTCGCGAGCTACATTTTTGTGTATTTCGTCCTGGATAAATCGTTGCTTAACCATTAAAATAACTCCTGTTACTTGGCGTAACACAGTGTCTCTAGAATTCGATGCTGATTTGCTCAGAGCGTCCGGCCACCACCGGGCGCTTTTTGCTTGTTAATAGCTGCTCAATTCTCAGCAATCTCTTCGCGATATCAGACTCTGGGGCTTCGACTTCCAGCATCGCCATTACCATGCTCATCAGTTCGAAGAAGCTGTGCTTCTGCCTTCCAGCTGCAAACTTCATGCGGCTGATTGCTGCTTCATTCATGCCGATGAAGCTGGCAAGCCTTGTCTGCCCTACCATCGCCAGCTTATTCAGTAACTGGCTTTCGATTCGCTTTGCGATCTTGCGTTCTCTTGCATAGTCCATTTCGTATGATTTCCTTAGTTAATAAGTAAATACGCATCGGTTGATGCGATTTGAAGTGATATTGGCTTTTCAGCCTTGTAGGACGAGCGCCCATTGTGGGGGTGTTACTTAAGCTGCTTTGCTACTTGTTGCTTTCCGTACTGGAGGGAAAGCGATTGCTTCTTTGGTTACAGGCTTAGGGAATCGGAAGTTAAGTGATGCGTTAGCAATGTCACTTGCCTTCTGAGCGGAAGCTCCGCGATATCCATAAGCCAGCTGGTCCAGGTTCCCAGGAGTTGTATTGGCAAGCTTCGCCAGCTTTTCCCAATCTTCCTTGGAGGCCTGTTTTCTCCAGCGAAGCAGATCATTCATCTGTTCAAACTGCTTTACGTTGGTTTCCATAGGTGCTCCGTCTGCTAATGCACAATACAAATATTAGCGCCACGCTAAATTTAAATCAAGAGAGAGTTTAGCTTTATGCATATTTATCGGCATGCTAAAAGATGGGATGATTTAAGCATGGACATAAAAGACATCAGGCGGAACAACCTCCGCTACCAGCAGAACCTTGCTATACGCAGTGGTATCACTAAGGCTGACTTTGCCGAAAAAGTCGGCACATCCCCCTCTACCCTTAGCCAAATTCTCGGCGATAAAGCCGTACGAAACTTAGGGGATGACCTTGCTCGCAAAATTGAACTAAACCTAAACCTTTCACATGGCTGGTTAGATCAATTGCATCCAGAGTTAGAGGAAGCCGAAAATCGAGGTGAAGCCAGAATTATCGGCGGAATTGAGCCATGGGATAGTCAGACGTCACTGGAAGATGATGAAGTCGAGATTCCGTTCCTGAAGGAAGTGCAGTTGGCGGCGGGAACTGGAAGTACCTTTCGTGAAGACCATAATGGATATAAGTTGAGATTCGCAAAATCCACACTTCGAAAATTAAACATACAGTTCTCCAATGCTGTATGTGTCGAGGTTATCGGTAATAGTATGGAGCCGGTTTTGCCTAACGGTTCTACAGTCGGAGTTGATACTGGCTGCAAGGAAGTTAAAGACGGCAAGATGTATGCTATCGACTACGGCGATTTACTACGTGTAAAACTGTTGTATGCAATGCCTGGTGGAATGATTCGGATCAGGAGTTACAACAGCGAAGAGCACCCTGAAGAAATAAGACCATCATCTGATATTCGAGTGATTGGCCGCGTCTTCTGGTCATCCGTAACCTACTAATACCTCCACAGCAATACATCCAACCCGCCTAGTGCGGGTTTTTTGTTGCCCAATGTAAATACACATCAGCTTTACGCTAAATTATTTTTCATTCAAAAACATCACTTTAGCAATTAACGCTAATTTTTTAGCACAAAGCACTTGCTATGAATTTAGCGTGGTGCTAATTTTAAGCCATCAACACGGAGCTCAACTCACCAGGACGGTGAACATACAACGATTCAGAGATGAATCTACAAGGCTGAAAAGCCAAATAACCAAAGTGAACTTTGGGATTGGATGAATGCTCGGTTGCCTGTCAACGTTTTGTATGAGGGCTTCATGGACGCATGAGTAGGTCGCGCCGCATCACGACGTCAGGGAAATCAGTCTCATCCAATCACCAAAGTTCATCAGGAGGTCACTATGCCATACAGAATGTCAAAAACAGCTCGTCGCCGTGAAAAACGCGCCCACCTGCAAAGTGATGTGGCAAAAAGCGCTGACGTACTGCACCGCCCTACCCTCAGCCGTGCACAGATTCAGGCCAAAGGTAAGCACGAAACACCTAAGCGCATTGAAGATGCTAAGCCCATTAAATTTATGGTGCAGGACGCGTTCTGGCAGCTGGAAGAATACAAACGCAATCTAGAGCGTGCAGCGATTGTGTATGCGAACGAGTTTGGACGTAAGCAGGGTGTGAGTGGCGCGGTATGTCTGCCAGAAGTGGCGATTTTCGCAGCTGGTCATCGTAAGAGTAAACAGGTTACAGCGAGGTGATAAATGATTAAGCATCTACCACAGAATATACCGGATAGTTATTTTGGTGATAGTGATAAATTCACTAATACAATTAGCGAAAAATCACTTGATTACATAATTAATCTTTATCACAGAAGCTGCGTAAACGTTAAGTTATTTGATAACAAAGCAATCACAACACTATGCCCTCATGATATTGCAAAAGCAAAGCAATGGCATACAAGGAAAGACTCTCTTCAGCATCTGCTTAGACTTCTGCTTCTTGACTCACAATCACATGATGAAGAAGACTTTTTTTCATTCTTTGAAAATGAACCTGATGATATGTCGGTAATCCTTAAAGATAAGACCTCAAATTAATATATATCCTGCACTATATATAGGAAATGCTATGGCTTTTATATCACAGATTGGAAAGAAAAGCTCAGGGGCCAAACCATCAAGGCGAATGCTTCATATTAGAAAAACAGCATCAGGTGCAACTGGTGGAATGATTAGTGAAGACACTGGGCTTAGAGATAGAAAGATTGACATTCAAATAGATGAAGAATCCAGAATATTAAGAGTCAGAGAGGCAGATAATGGTGTAAAGGTTCATTCTAAAGGAACGTTTTCTTGCTCTATTTGTGTATTTAAAATTACAGGCAAGCAGAAAATAGGCCTAACGCAACGCGAAGATGGTTGGTGGTACGGAAATTACTAGGCCGCATAGTCGGCCTTCTTTTGGCTGCAAGCCACAGAGGTGAATATGAAAGAGTTTAAGGGAATGCCAGGTCCATGGGTGGCATCCAAAACAGACAGAAGTATCGGCCCGATAAGCCGAGATGATGATCAATCGTATGGAATGATATTGCCGGTTGCATGGGTTGAGTTCGATGGTAATGACGAATTCCAGAAAGCAAACGCCAACCTGATAGCGGCAGCTCCTGATTTGCTCGAAGCTCTGCAAGACATGTTATCAGGGTGGAAGCACATCAGGGCAATGCATGGAGACTTATACGGAATCGGTTGGGATAGGGCGCAGGATAAAGCACAGGCAGCCATCAGCAAGGCTCTGGGGGAGGAGTGATGGAGCTAGTTCAATTTATCAATCGCGTAAGAGATTATTACTCAGATAGTCGGCTTGACTTTCCGATGATTGTCGAACTTAAAGATGAGAGCGGACTTGAAAAGCAGGAAGACACGATACACGGAATGCCATACGTATTAGTTGAGCAGCATAACGATTATCCCTGTGAGGATTCATATTGGGGATATTTCTACTTCCCACTGAAAAAACGCAAGTACATCAAGGTTCCATTTTATTGCTGATAAGCACCTATAGCTGATTCACGAGTCAGCTATGTGAGCCAATCCGCGCTCGTACTATCGGAGACGATTCGATAGTTCTGATTATTGGAAATCCCTCGTTATGTCTTTGCCCTCCGATGTGAGGGCATTTTTTTAACTGTATATCAGTGCGCTCAACGAACGCAGCGCTATGCAATCACACACAACATAAGGAACCACCCATGATTCTAGCAATCGCGGGAGGCGCTCGCATGGGTGCTTTCCAACTACACGAATCACTTTTAGATCGCATTACCCGCAAATTACGCGCTGGCTGGAAACGGCTGGCAGACATCCTTAATCAGCCTGGAGTGCCGAGCCATGACTATTGTGCCTGTTAACGGAACCATCCTTGTGCAGCAAAGTAATCGTGAGTTCAACAAGCTCTATGAAGCATCCTTCCCGGATACGAAGGAAGGTAACAGCGCCGCATACGCATGGGCTTCATCAATCGCAATGGGCTGGGAAGATTGTCAGGATGAAGACTGGAATCGAAATCATGCAGCATGAATTTAGTGACGAAGAATTTATCGCGCTTATCTCACCCGAGATCGAGGAAGAGGTAGAGCAACAAATCAACTTGGCAGCAGAACGGCAGAATCAGCCGATCACATGGCAGGAATTTGCGGGGTATTACTCATGAATCTTGATGATTTAGACGCGCCATTTGCAAGCAATGATATTGAGTGGCGCATACAACAGGCCGGTAAAAACAACAGCGGTATATGGGCAAAGGTTCTGGCTTATGTCACCAACCGGGCAATCATGAAGCGACTTGATGAAGTTTGCGGAAAGTCTGGATGGCGTAACGAATATCGCGACATTCCTAATGGTGGCGGTGTTGAGTGCGGTATTTCCATTAAGGTTGAAGGAGAGTGGATCACCAAGTGGGATGCCGCAGAAAACACACAGGTTGAGGCAGTAAAAGGCGGTCGCTCTGGAGCAATGAAGCGCGCAGCTGTTCAATGGGGAATTGGAAGATACCTGTATGACCTCACTGAAGGATTTGCAACGGTATCAGCGGAACGGCAAAAAGGCTTCAATTACGCAAAAACAAAAGAGATTGGCGTTTTCTACTGGTCACCTCCTCAACTTCCTGCGTGGGCTCTTCCTGCGGGAAATCAAGAACAGCATTTACCCGCTGATACAAGCAGCGAAAACGCTGAGGGAGTCAACGCCGACGCCATTGATGCCGACAAGGTATTGGCTGACTTTTGCGCATATGCACTAACGGAAACGGTGAAGAAAAATCTAATTGAACGCTATCAGTCAGACTGGCAGTTAATGAATGGACACCCTGAGCATCAGGAGAAGTGCGTACAGGCAATGAATACTCGCATCAATGAACTTAAAAAGGCGGCATAAATGGCTAGCAGAGGCGTTAACAAGGTAATCATCGTAGGTCGATTAGGTCAGGATCCGGAAGTGCGCTATGCGCCTTCTGGGGCAGCATTTGCCAACATGACCGTAGCAACATCGGAACAGTGGCGAGACAAACAGACCGGTGAGCAGAAAGAGCAAACAGAATGGCATCGTGTGGCGTTGAGCGGAAAGTTGGCTGAGATTGCTGGCGAATACCTGCGAAAGGGCTCTGAGGTGTATCTGGAAGGAAAGCTGCGTACTCGAAAATGGACAGATCAGTCAGGCTCAGAGAAGTACACCACAGAGGTTCTGGTTGGAGTTGGCGGAACACTGCAAATGCTTGGCGGCAAGCGCGAAGCGGATAGTAAGCCAAAGCAGCAAAATAGCCAGCCGCAACAGCCTAAGCAGGCTAGCGAACCTCCTATGGACTTCGACGACGATATCCCCTTCTGACCTGATTTAACCACCACCTGAACATTCTATTTCACCTCACGGAGGCGGCATAACTTCGCCTCCAGTTTAAGGATTAAGCCATGTCACCTGATGAAAATGGTTACTTCCGTGCACCTAAAAAACTGGAATCGAAGGACGAAGTTATTGCCCGGGTATGTGCTGGTCTGGAGCTTTATTACCAGCAGAAAGAGAGCGGAACTCTACCAAATGATGAACGCACTCCAGAGCAGATTCAGGATGCGCAGGACGATTACTGGATCGAGAAGCTCACAAGGAAATACGAAGCAAAACTCTGGCATGACAACTTCATGGCCTCTTTCCATCCTCGATGGGAAACCACTGGGCCGAAACAAAAAACCTACTACAGCGACTTCTATCGCGACACTTACGGTCGCCTTGGCGCTGTACGCAGCAGCTGAGGAATTCATCATGAAACTGAACATCGAAGTAGGCAGTAAATACGTAATCACCGGCACTAAGTTTGACCTCGTTCTTAACGAAAAACGCACCATCAAAGAAGGCAAGAATGCCGGACAGGAAACACTGGTTCGCCTGAGCTACTACAGCAAGTTTGACCACCTGGTGAAGGCGCTGTGTGAGCGTGAAATTTTGGAGTCAGAAGCACAGACGCTATCAGAGCTGAAAACTCACATCGATGACCTGTCTATTGAATTGTCAGAAGGCGTTAACGATTTTCTGGAGCGTGCACAATGATCGGAAATTATTACGACCCATTCGTAACACCTCAAGAGCTTATCGCCGGACACCGCTTCAAACCCATCAACGACATCCCACGCGAAGAAAT